GATGGGCATTTAACATTGATGATGTATTATATGGTATTGGTCACAACGGGCCTGCAGTACTTGGAATTCCATGGCATAATGATATGTACTACCCGGATGATAAAGGTTTTATTAGACCAACTGGTGATGTAGTTGGTGGACATGCTATTCTTGCAAGGGCAGTTAATGTTAAGAAGGGTTATGTTACACTGAGAAACTCATGGGGTAAAGACTGGGGTAAGGATGGTGACTGTTATATTACATTTGAAGATTTAGAAAAGCTACTTAAAAATAGAGGCGAGGCTTGTTTCCTTATGAGAAGGAAGTCGAAAGTATCATGAGCGAAGAAACAGAAACAAAAGAATGTAAGTGTGAGTGTAAGTCTAGCTTCTTACAAGATAATGTAATGGTCAGACTTAAGCAAGAGAGTACTTGGCGTGGTATTATCACTGTTGCAACATTACTCGGTTGGAGATTAGCTCCAGATCAAGCAGAGGCTATTATTACTGCAGGTGCTTCATTGGTAGGTACTATTAATATACTTAAAAAAGATTAATGGATGATACTGGACATTGGGAGTGCTCTATTATTAATGAGAGTACGGAGATCCCGTTTGGTTTTATCTACTTAATAACAAACAAGATAACCAATAAAAAGTATATTGGTAAAAAGCAGTGCCTTACTGTTAAAAAGAGAGCACCACTTAAGGGTAAAAAGAACAAAAGACATGAGACAGTTGAGACTGACTGGAAGGTCTATACATCATCCTCTAGACAATTAAATGAGGATATTGAGAAGCTTGGTAAAGACAATTTTACCTTCGAGATAGTGATGTTTTGTGATTCCAAGTGGCAATTGGCATATGAAGAGACTAAAATACAATTTGAGAAAGAGGTACTCTTAAGAGATGACTACTATAACGGAATCATTAACTGCAGAATTGGTAAAAGAAAGCAGACAGCTATACGACCAAAAGCGTGATATAGTATTTGTCAATCTTAATAGCTATCTTACTGACTCATTTAGTGAGTATCTTCTTTATATCACTGAGAATGAGCTTAAATTAACTCGGAAAGAGAAGAATAAGTTAGGTATCCATTTTATTATTAAGCAGTTGTTGAGTGCTGTTAAATCAACAAACAAAAAGAAGTGGTTTTACTATAAGGTTCGTGAGGATACAGAAGAATCAAAACTTGTAAAAAGAATATTTGGTGCACTACCAACCAATATAATGTATGGTAGCTGCGACTGGCATGAGTTCATAAAGGAACTTGACTATAATGTATATAAGAAGAAAGATGGTGCTAGTGTATCCTTTCAGAAATTTAGACAATTTTTGAAGAGATATGAATTGCAACAGCTTGAAAGAGAGTTTTTAGGAGATATAAATGTAAAACTCTCACTACTTCCATAAATATATACATGAGTAAATTTCTAGAGCAAGTAGAAGAAAATATGCCCACAGATGAACTTGATAACATCATTGCTGGTAAAAGAGCCCTACAAAAGTTTTTATTTGGTAAGGACGTTAAAGTTGAGGTAAAGACATTCAGAGATGAAATCACATTCACTCTAGATGATGGTTCAAAAGTTGTTGTTGAAGTAAAGGATTATAAGTCTGTGGATGGTGTTGAAGATGGTGAAATTAATCCTAAAAAAATGGAAGCCTTATCAACATTACTCAACGTCAATACACCTAAAGTTGCGATACCAGGTACAGTTTCAGCTGAGGTTAAAAAGACACAGAAGAAAGCTCTACGTGATTTACAAACGAATCTAAGCAAATAGTCATGAAAACTCTTAAACTAATTGAACAATACAAAACTCTTCTAGAGCAGGATGCGGAAGAGGTAGGAGCATCTGTTGATGCTACTGATGTAACCGAACAGCCAGAAGAGGTACCAGCTCCACTAACTGCAGAAGGTGAGAGGTATCTTGTTGACTTGCTTGTTAAGGCCTTCTTGCATGTACCAGACGAAAGCGAAGGTAAGATTGTTAAGGAGCTTCAAGCAACTATACTTGATAGTAATCCAAAGGATGTTGCTGAGTCAATTGAAAGCATGCTGGAGCTTAGTGTTAATGATACAAAAAAGACTTTAGGTCTTACAACAGATATTAACTAGTATGAACTACGGTAAAAAAGCATTAGAGGATCTATATAGTGGTGTTGCAGGTAAGCCTGTTGCGCCTAGGAAGCATTTAAATATATTAGGTGAGGAGGTTGACTTATATACAAGGCATGAAGATGAATATTCTCATGTCGGGGAGGTTTCAGATGAAACTTTTGCAAAAATAAACAGAATTGCAACAGGTGGAGATGCACTAACGTCAATTAACGAATATTTAAATAATAAAAAATATACAAAAGAATCCTTTAAGAATGAATATGACTATGACAGTTTAGTTGATATATTAGATAGAGGGGAATTTGAGAAATATATTAACAGTGAAGATAAACCATCTTTATCAATTAATCAAACTGGTAATGTTGTGCAATTAGTTACTAGTAAAGGATTTGATGAACGTACAGCTAAAAGAGCTTCTACATTTACTCCTATTGATGACGGTGGTAGTAATGTTGGTCCTTGTGAAATACTTCTCGCTTTAGCGTTCGATAACGTAACAAATTCAACTGAAGGTGGTGACTTAATGATGGGTAATCTGAAACTTGAAGTTAAAGGTCAAGGCGGTAGATTCGGACAGCAGGGTGGGAGAGGTGGACCAGCCTTATCACCATCAACTCTTCTAGATGGTCTTGAAACAGATAGTGTACCTATAGTTCAAAGCGTCGAGGCAAATATTATTGGTGCTCATAGAGCCTTTGAACGGGTAGGTGAAATAGATCAGTTTCTAACAAACTTACACAATTTACTTAAAATAGCATACCCGGGTGGTGATGTTGCTAGATTTTTTAATAAAGATATTAATTATACAGACCCTACATCAAGAAAACGTGGTTCGTCACAAAGTCAAATTAGAAAACAATTAGCAAAGCTCAACCTGCAGCAATACTCTGCAAAATACGGGTTACAAAACTTAATATTTGCGAAAGGACCTCCACAAAAGAGCCCGACTCCAGGCTATTTGGGTGATTTCGCATCATTTACAGTTGACGATGCTCTTAGAGATGGTGGTTTAATTGATAAAGAAACTCTAAAAGCAACATCTTTTACAATGGCTGGGCTTTATCCAAATTTCTTCTATATGTTCGCAGGTAAATCTTAACAATTATGAAAAATTTTAAACAATATTATGAGGCATACAGTCTCCTAGAAGAAAAGGCAGCAAACACTCACCTTACACACTTGGAAGAGTTGGTGCTCACAAAGGGTAAGGATGGTTATGCAACTGCTAGAGGATTCCTCACTGATCTTTTGTCACACTTACAGGGTAAGAGTAAGAGAAAGATTGGTACTACTGTTAAATGGGATGGTGCTCCTGCAATCTTCTGCGGTATTCACCCTGAGACTAAAAGATTCTTTGTAGGTACTAAATCAATCTTCAATAGAGAGCCAAAGATTAACTATGATGATCAGGATGTAGAGATCAATCATGGTCACGCTCCTGGTTTAGCTGATAAACTTAAGAAGGCGCTCAAGCATCTTCCAAAGCTTGGCATTAGAAACATTATGCAGGGTGACTTTATGTTTGATTCATCAACAATCCAAAAAGAAGAGATTGATGGTGTTCCACATTACACTTTTATGCCTAACACTATTAAGTATGCTGTTGAAGTTGACAGTAAGCTTGGTAAAGAGTTAGCAAACTCCGTCTTTGGTATTATTTTCCATACTGAGTATAGTGACTTAAACAGTAGCGCGTCATTTGGTGCAAAGGTTAATAAGCTTAAAAAGGCACCTGGTGTATGGTTTGATGATGCTTTCTTCAAGGATGATACCGGTGTTGTTACATTAGCTACAGATGAAGCAAAGCAAGTTAGAGATTATATTAAGACTGCTGATTCAATTAAGGTTAATTACAAAAACATCCCTTCTGATCTTCTTAACATCTATATTAACACAGAGATTCGCGAAGGTAAGTTCCTTGAGAATCCAGAAGAGTCCTACAACAATCTTATCACATGGTTTAAATCTAGAATGGCTAAAGAGATTGATAAGAGAAAGAGTAAGAGGGGTAAGCAGAGTATTGAAGAGAGTTTCAAGATGAAGCTAGCTAACATCGAGAAGGAAAAAGGTAACATTGTTAATCTGTTTAAGGTTTCAAGACTTCTTTCACAAGCAAAGCAGATGTTTATTAACAAATATAATACTGCTGTATACACAACAAAGCACTTTGTTGATAATGGTGATGGTACACTTAAAGTAACAGCACCTGAGGGCTACGTTGCTGTCTCAAGAGATGGTGGTGCTGTTAAGCTTGTTGATAGACTAGAGTTTAGTAGAGCTAACTTTGCAAAAGATAAACCAGGTTCATGATTACATTTAAGGAATATTTTGAAGGTGAGGAAACTCACGAAACAGTAGCCCTGCTACCTGGTGGTTATAAACCACCAACTAAGGGACACTTTAATGCATTTAAATATATACTTCAAGATGCTGATAAAGGTGTTATCTTAATTGGCAAGAAAGAGCGTGATGGTATTACTGCTGACCAGGCAAGAGACATTTGGGAGGTATATGCAAAGTATCTAGGTAAGCCTATTGAAGTAGCTATCGCAGGTGTTACTCCGGTTAGATCAGTATACGAATTTGCTGATGATAACAAGGATATCAAGATTATTGTTGGTGCTGGTGACAAGGATGAAGATGTACAGAGATATTCGTACTTTGAAAAGAATATTGATAAGTACCCGTTAGTTCAGGTAGTTAAAATACCAATGCAGTCAGAAGGTATATCAGGCACACAAACACGTGCTATGATTGCTGATGATGTTAGTACAGCTGTTGATCACTTTACACCAGAAGAGATTAACCAGACTGATAAAGATATCATAAAAGATATACTCTCAGCCTAAATAATATTATGAGGAATAATCCTAAACTAGATCTTATTGCAGAAGCTTACATGGATAGTGTAGCACCACAAGCAGTAGTTATTGATGTACAATCTCAAGAAGGTAGCTGTGAGCATGCTGCACAAGGTTGTCACTGTGGTGGTTGCCCTGAATGCTCCGCTGTTGAGAGTGGTCAGCGAGAAGAGCATGACCCTACTGAGATTAAGATGGCCCTTGCAGAGCTTAGGAAAGCTAAGGAGTATGCAGGTAAGCTAGAAGAGATGTTACAGTCAGCTCATGGATTAGAGGGGTGGACAGCAGCAAAGATTACTAAAGCGTCTGATTACCTTTCATCCGTCTATCATTGGTTAGAGTTTGAGTCAGATGCAGGTGGTTGTGATACTAGCCAATACAACATGGGGCATGCTGATACAACAGTTGATGCTCATGAAGATGGTGAATGACCAAACAAGAAATAAATAGCAGTTTGCTATATGAAGAAATTTAAACAATACTTTGAAGAGAAGACTGTATTAGGTCTCATTGAGTTTTTCCACATTGATGGTGTGGGTAAAGTTGCAGCTAAACTTGACTCAGGTAATGGAGCTTTTAATGTACTCCATGGAGAGGATATTCAACTACAAGGTGATAAGGTGTTCTTTAGAACTGTGAATGGTAGAACACTTGTTAAGGATAAGAAGGACTCAATTACAATTAACGTTGGTGCTGGTAATACAGAGGATAGACCGGTTGTTGAATTTGACATGAAGGTCGGTGATAAGGAGTTTAAGGGAGTCCCCTTTTCAATAGGAAATAGATCTTCTAATATCTTTAAGATACTTGTTGGTAAAGAGTTTATTGAGCAAGAGCTTGATGCTCTTATTGATGTTGGTCAAGAGAACATCGCCGGCTCTAATATTGAAGCAGAGCTCTGATACCAACTAGGCATCTTACGACCAGTCCAAGTAGCGAACTCTTTATCGTGAATGATAAATTGCTTGTATTGCTCTACTGTTGTCATACTATCAAAGCCTGGTACATTTCTACACTTACTCTCAGGTTGAATAGCTACTGCATAATCAGTTAGACCTTTTTTAGTAGTAATAAT